CATAGCTATCGCCACGCCATGCAATGTCGGCATCCTCTAGCAACGATTCGGCCTGGTCTAGGCGGTCACGCAGGGCTTCGATCATGCCGTCCTTGTACTGAACTTGCCCTTGAACATCGCCTAGGGCCGATTCGGCGCTATCAGCGCGATCCTCAGCCTCTTCTAGCTCAGCCTCAAGACTGTTGACGGCAGAGTCATTGCGGGCCAGTAGGGGAGAGATGGTGTTGAAAACATCTTGGGGCACCTGAACGGAGCCACCAGGAAGATTCAAAGTTGCCAAAGGCATATATCCGTTGGTACTCATGGTTTCCTCTTGGGTAAACAGATTGGAGTATGGTGGCTCCTGTGCTTTAACCTGATAAGCCAGGTCGTTTTCTTCCAAATCAGCGCTATCAAAGCGACCTAACACCTTCACCGAGGGGCCTGCTCGACCCATCCGAGTAAGGGCAATGTGGTTTACCTTGATGTCTCGCTGAATGGCGTCGTAGCGTTCGCTTTGGCCTGTGGCAGGGTTAAACCACACCCCAGAGGTTTCCTCGATTCGGCACTTATAGCCCGCGCTAATTTCGGAGGCATCCCCGCGATGCACCGCATCCTGGGCATCGCGGCTCATCACCGCAATTTGCCCCGTTACAAAACCACCCTTCCCAGGCACAACGACGTACCGAGGGGTTTGCAACGAAATGCCCTTTCGCAGCCGATCACCGTTCGACTCATCGACTAACCCCGTGGGATGTTCGAGGGTTAGCGAGGCTAAGCCAAATTCGGCAATGGACTTTTGGTTCTCCTCAGGGGGCCGAAATTCGCGCCGTGTTTTGCCGCCCGGAGCTTTATACTCCAGTACCCCATCCCGGGCAAAGATGGCATCACACAACAAAATCCCGTCATCAGTACGATGCGGGTTCAGAACTTGGCCGCTATCAAATCGAATCGCCAAAGGAACACTAGCCAAACGCTATTAGCGCTACTTTGACAAAGGGCTTTCTAAATTGGATAAAATTAGCGAAATACGCAAAATCGGGATATGCCACTAACCCGCGAAGAAGAATTAGGGATTATCAGAAACAAGTTGGTGCGACTCGGAATCCTCACCGATACCGATACCGCCCACAACCTTGCACTCCTAGAAAGCCACCTGGTACGAGCATTGGCTGAGCACAATGAGAAGATCAACCCCTACGAACGGGTCGGCAAAATCCTGCGCCACCATCGGGAACAACGCCTACAGATGCCTCGACACATTGCGGTAGCGAGGGCAAACCGTATCCTCCATTCATTGGGAGACCAAGGCATCTGTCATCAATCTGCCCTCTGCCACATGGAGGCAGGCACCCAGCGGATCTACTACCTCCAAGCCTTGGCCCTCGCTGATGTCTACGGCATTCCCTACGACGGTCTACTCCCCCCAGGCTACGACCCTGAGCTAGGACTGACGGATTGGGACGACGCCGCACCAGACCTAGGCTAGGCAACACCACACGATGACACAGCCCCGACCAGGGGCTTTTCTTTTGCCTTGAGTCAGTCAGCACTGTCAGCACTGTCAGCAAAACCCTGACAGACCACCTTAACCCCGCAGTCCGTGGAAAACTCTTTGTGTACTGTATACAATCCCTCTATATATAGATATAGATAAATCTTCTAATAGATTTTTATTTATCTATCTCCATTGGTGGGGGTAGATTTAGGGGGATTTGTCAGTAAAAAAATAGTTTTGTCAGTGCCTAGTCAGTGAATTGTCAGTAAAGGTGTTTAAGAAAGAATCCTTATATATCAATGCTTTCAGGTTTTTGGTAGGGGATTTGTCAACAAGTCAGTGAATTTTGAGGGTTAGCGCAGAAAACTATAGAGGCCACAAAAATACCCCCTGAGGAAAACCTAGGGGGTGATGGAGGTATCTAGTGCGTTTTTGAAATATACCCCTAGGTTTTTACTGACTTGCTGACTCGTCCTGCTCAAACCCTTGATATATAAGGATTCTTGGTACTGACTAGCCACTGACTAATCACTGACTAGTCACTGACAAATCCCTTTTTTACTGACAAATCTCTTTTTGCTTTGAAGCGTGAAGCCCTTACAGTATAAGGTTTCTGGGCAACGATGGGGATAAAGTTTGATGCGTTTTAGCCAAGTCAGCGTTTTACTGACACATCTCCTGGCTGACTGGCAGCGCCCTCGCTACCCTCGCAGGTAGTCCGCCATGATTTGCTCAATCTCGGCTCGGTCTTCATCGGATAGCCCGATGAACTCCCGCTTAACCTGCCCCTGGCCGTTCTGGTGGTAGGTCATGTAGGCCAGCGGCGTCCCCACTGACACGCTAAACCGATTGGCCTGGTAGTTGATGGAGGCCCGACCCGTCCCGGTGTCCTGGAGAATCTTGTCAATGCGCCCCTTGGCTCGTTTGATGGCACGGGTTCGGGGGCTAATGTCTTCCCAGTGCACCCCCATGGGGTCTACTTCTTTCTCAAAGCGTTCATCGGTGCTGAGTAGTAGTGCTTCCCCGATCTCTCTCATGGGGGCTGAGAACCCCCGCAGACGCAACAATATGCCCACGATGTAGCGGCGTAGGTCTTTGTCTAGGTAGGAGATGGATAGGAGTGGTTTGGCCATTAGGTGACGGCCCCCGATGGAATACCTGGATCATAGTCTTCGACCTGGCTATCCCCTACGCTCTCCGGTTGCCAGCCGTTGAGCATAAACAGGGCATAGTCAAGGTCTATAGCGGTGGTGCGCTCCACATCAAAGGTATGGCCAAAGGCACCGGTAGCCTTGGAGGGAGGAGTCGGTGCGGTTGGGTTTCTTTTGTTGGCGCTTGAAATGCTGTAGTTGAGTAAATAGCGAGTTGCCCCAAAAGCTTCCTTCGCCGCCTAATATTTTGTCCGCCGCAGCAATTCGCGCCATCACCGTCCCCTTCCCTACCTGAAGGTTTGTGGCGATCTGCTGAGCGCTAAGACCTTGTGCTGTCAGTCCTAGTACGTCTTTGTTGAGAATGTCTTTGGCAAACTCTTTTAATTCGCCAACCTGCTTATCTGTAAAAGGAAAAGCATTCTCTTTCACCCTCGCCTTCTGCCCCTTAGCCTCTTTCACCGCCCGCTTAAGCTCAGCCCTAGCCTTAGACTTTTCAACGGTGCGATCCAAAGCGGCTCTAGGGGTTTGCCTAGCTTTCTCTGGGCTGCATTGCTTCCCCCTAGGAATCCAGCCATTTCCACACGCTACCCCTTGCCCCCGTTGGTCAAAGCGGTTGTGCATCACATCTAGGTAGCCTTGAAGGAAGGCATCAGCACGGGTATTCTTCGCTTCCTGGGCCTTCCATAGTTGATCCATAATCCAGTTGTAAGGCCGTTCCCCGTTGGCGTCCTCTGTGCCAATGGTCTGCATTGTCTTAAGGGTCTTTCTTAACTCTGGATGCGAAGCCGCTAACAACGTCCGTTCTCTGCGTTCAAGCTCATCCCTAGAATATCCGTCTGAGGCTTGGTCAAGTTCAGCTTCAGGATCCCATTTGGTGTATTTGTTGAACGCTTTGCGTGCATCAGGGTTAGCCGCAACTTGCTTTAAGTCGTCCCGTGCATCGTCATACCCTGCCAATTCCTTAGGAGAGTATTCAAACAACTCCATCACTTCATCAAAGTCGCCTGAGTCAATGCCCTTCAACTGTTGAGCGAGATCCTTAGCCTTAGGAAAAGCTTCAACCTGGCTCAAGTCGCCGCTTTCTATGGCAACCCTCAGCACTTCTTTGGCCGCATAGGGGTCATCGCCAAATGCCGCATATTGATCGGCTAGCCGTAGCGCATTCTGGGTCTTAGCTAGGTCTTTCTTGACACTAGCAGCGGACGTTTCCGTTGCTAGCTCTAATACTTCCTCTGGCTCATCCAACTGCATCAGATCAGACAGAAATGCCTGGGTATCCTCAGTGGGGGTATAGGGGTAATCCCGCTCATCTGGTTCCTGCCCTGCCCCCGTTGATTCCCATTGCTCTAGGTCTTTTTCGTAGCGCTCATAGTTAGGATCGGCCAAGACCTTTTTAACGTCGGCTTTTGCTAGTGTCTCCCCAGGATTATTCACCCGGCACACATAGGCTTGGCTGATATGACTACCGCCACACTTTTGCCCCCGTGCTGCCTCCCCCTGGTCAAACCGCCATACCCCATGTTGGTTCAACGCTTCCAGGATAGTTTCAAACTCAATGACTCCCCCCTGCTGGTAGCGCTTGCGAATATCCCGCAGCAGTGCCGATAGCTCAGGGCGCATATCCGCCGATTCTTCCGCCGCCTCATGGAGGTGCCCTATCGCCAATAGCTTGTGCTCTGGGTAACCTGCCTCAGCTTCCCCCATTAGCACCAGGGCAGCGCCAAGGTGTTTCTCCACGCACTCCATGCAGGATGGCCGTACCGAGTCCATCCGCATCGTATCGGCATACCCCCACACAAACTCCGGGGGCGTATCCAGTGGCAACCCATATCGGGACGCAAGCACAACAGTAGACGGCATGGGACATTCCGCGAAACTGTCACCAGTCTGCCAAGGGTGCGGGGGCATGGCTTAGCGTTTGCGGAATGCGCTAAAACAGTTTGCTCAAGAACCCTTGCAAGTTCGGCTCATACTTTTTGATGGCCTCGTTCAGATAGGTCTGCCGATCTCGGCTACCGTAGGGGGTTTCCGCATTGAACGGTGTGTCAAAACCCTTTTCAAAGATGGTTTTGGGGTCGGGTGGGTCGGTTAGGATTTCGATGCCCTTGCGTTTGGCCCCGTCTTCAGACATAGAGAAGATGGCACAGCGACACCCCCAGCCAGCCGGAACTCTGCCCGCCCTCCAGAATGGGTCATCGGCATAGATCGCTTTGTTGTGCAGCGCTTTGTGGTGGTCACGGGGCTGGGGCGAATCACGCCACCGCCAGACCCACAGCGGGCGACGCACCAACACCGATGGTTCCCGCATCTGCTGATACCGTCCGGCCCCCATGGCCCCCCTGAAGTTGGTATCAAAGATTGTCCAGATGTGGCGGGGGTTGGCAGGTTTCCAGCCCTTGCGGCCAATCAACCTAGACCACGACTTTTCAAAGTCAGCAAAGCTCATCCCCTCGGTAACGGCCTGTTCCACCAACCACTTCGCAGCCTTAATCAGGTCAGCCTGGGCCATCCTTGCCACCACAAAGGCCCAATCGTGAAAGTCTGCGGTAAGTTGCTGGTAGGTCTCCGCTGGTAGCGCTACCTTAGCCCTGAAATAATCCACGGCCTCCTTGAACGGCAACTTAAGCCATGCGGGCTTAGCCCTGCCATCAAAGCGCACCCCGTCGCCATCGTCGCCCTCATCTAGCACCTGTTCCCGCCCTGCCAAGTTAGCCAGCACCATGCCCTGGTAAACCTCCCGCTCTAGGCCACGGTAGGGCAGTCGAGTAAACAATTCCCCCGGTTGCATGGAGATGCGTTGTAGGGCCGCTTTCATGTCCCCTTGCGCCAGAATCCAGGCTAGAGTACGTTTCTGCCATTGCTCCATGATGGGCTTCACATGAGCCAAGCTACGTTCCCTCAGCCATCGGCCAAGGGCATCGGGGTCATCCCCGGCATCGTGGCGCAGGTCATCCCCTAGCCAGCCATCGCGGCGTAGCTTGGCCCCCGTCATCGACTCCACCGCAAACAGGGCCAAGGCTCGGCCCTCGGCTACCAGTGCCGATTCATCGAGGGAGTCTAGGCGGGTGGGGGTGATTCTGGGGTCAGCAATGCCGATGAGAGCGGCGTAAAATTCAGCTTCGGTTAGGTTCATGGGCGCGTCACCTTCATACTTAATCCATCCTGATACCCCTGCAAAAATGCGCTATCAGGCCGATACCGTTCCTTTTGGCGGTTGGCCCTAGCCAATATCCCTTGCACATCCTTGTAGTTTTTAGGCACCTTCTCACCCCATCTGCGAAACTGCATGGCGGCGGGTGTGGGCATTCCCTTGTCATCCACCAACGGATCTTTACGGCTGAGGATCTGCGCGGCCTTTCGACTGTTGAACTTAGCCCGATCCCACTTATCGCCATCACTGGCCCCTGTGGCCTTCCGCACGGGCTTACGCACCGCACCGCTGCCCTCGTTATACTGGGCCATCTTGCGATTGGTGCGACGGTCGTAGGCGGCGTAATGTTCGGCTAGGGTGGTCATTGTGTTAGCTCCTGATACCGTCTATCCCGCCACGCCACTGCATAGCGGCTAGGCCAAATCACAAACCTCTGCTGGGCTTCCTGGGTAGCGATGGCGAGGGCATCCAACCGCACCGAGTCACCCCTTGCTCCCTCCAATACCTCAAGGCTCATATCCTCTTCTTCGGGGGGCAGTGCCTCATCAACAAACTCCCCATCATCCACGGGGGCATCCTCAAAGCCCTCTTCGGGAATCCCCTCATCCATCGGCATCTCCCCTTCCATGCCCCCGGCCTGTTGTTGAGCCGCCTGGAATGCCTCATCATCCAGCGTCGTTTCAAAGCTGAACGATGCCCCTCCAAAGCGCGATTTCCGTACCTCTTCGGGCACCAATACCCCCGCCTGAAGGTAAACGCTATCGGTCTGGGCTTGGCTGCTACGATTGGCAATCTTTTCAGCTTCGGTCTGCTCTAGCAGTGGGTTGAATGCAATACTCCATCCCTCCAGTGGCTTGCCCCCGGTGGGGCCGTCCTTGGCTAAGAACATCAACTGATAGATTCGGTTCAGCGCTGCCAAGGGCCACCCCTCTTGGTAGGCTCCCACCTTCTTAGCCCAAGTCTTTTCCTCACTTTCCCCAGTTGCCCCAAGGCCGCTAGGCGACTCGCCAAAGAGGATGGTGTGGGGAATCCCCAGGGCACCGATCAGCATATCCCGGTAGCTGCTAATCAGGTCGTTCAGCCCTGAGAACTGGCGAGACACAAAGTTAACCGATTCCTCATCCTTATCCAGCACCACCCCGCCCATCATCGAGGCCATCATTTGGAGTGAGGTAATGCGCTGACGAATCGCGGCTTCATTGCCTTCGGTCATCATGTCGCCAAAGCCCGCCACCTGGTAGACGAACAGGCTATAGTCTTTCACCAGATGCTCAACCCCCCTGGTCATCGACTCCCAAGCCGAGAACTGATCCCAGACCACCTCTAGCAATGACCGATCCCATCCGTTGTTGTAGCGCATCACTTGCGGGGGCACGGGTATCCCCGGCACACGAATCACGCGACTGCGGTGGATAGGATAGCTTTGGCTATACCCTTGCCCAGAGAATCGCCCTTGAAACATACTGACCAAGCCAGGATGCCAATCAGGGGTAATTTGCAGATGGTAATGAGTGGTCTTCAGTGGGTTAGCAATGGCGGTTTGACCGGGGTAAAGCTGAAAGCTGTCGAGGACTTCAATCTCGCGGATCGTCTTGATGTTGGCTGTATCGATGGGTTCATGGGGCGGTCTGCCATCGTCCACGTTCAGCACAATCGCGGCACCTCGATACACATTGGCTAGATACCCTGCCCATCGAATAATTTCTCGGTCACTCGATAGAGGTTGGTCTCTCAGGTCAGAATCCTTTGTGCGCGTACCCACCACGTTACGGTACACCTCAAAGGCCGTCTTTACCTTGTCGCTCACCCCTTCCGGCCATGAGATTTCCCAGCCCTTAGCCGTGGCGGCATCAGGGTAAGCGGTACACGCCACATTTAGGGGCCACACCTGACACAGTTGGTCTAACTGCCCCTGCCCTAGGCGATGAACAGCTCCGACCTGGGTATACAGGGTGCTATCTGAGGCTGTCCCTAGCCCCGTCAGGGCATTGATGAGAACCCCGTCATTGCGGATTACGTCAGACATAGCCCCTGCCAAACAGAACCCCTCTACCGTGCAGGATAAAGGGGTCTGCGGGGGCTAGTTTGCGAAATGCGCTAATCATTGAACTCAGGGCAAAGGTACTCAGGGGCATAGGTGGCTACCGCTGCCATCACCGTTACGGGTTCATCGTCAAGGTATCCATAGTTGCCAATGGTAATATCAACCTGCTCAGAGGCGATCTCGTCGCGGGTCATGCCTCCCCGCAATTGTTCGCAGTAGCGTTTCCCCAAGGCTACAACTTGCCAGGTTGTCCCGTCCCATCCTTGGTCTTCAATGGCGGATAGGGTTTGTCGTTCATATTGTGCCGTTGCGGTGGCTACGGTCGCTTGCTGTCGCACTACCCCGCACATCTCTGCCAGGTTCACTACCGCCCCCGTGGGAGTCTCCATGTAGCAATAGTGGTCTCCGGTCGCAATCTGGGCAATCAACAATAGTTCAATCATGGTGATGGTCTCCTACGTTGCCCCTAGTGTTCCCCGTTAGTGAATCCCGCAAACATCTGACTAGGTCGGCATATTCCCCCTAGCCTAGACCTAGTTTTGACGGTATGGCTATGGCACGGGGTAATGGTGACAATTTAGCGGTCAAGATGGTGCTTCAGGCCCAGGACTTGGCCTCCAAGGTATTCGCCAAGGCTCAAGCCCAAATGCAGTCCTTTGGCGACACATCTGAAGCCGTCTCGCAGCAGATCGCAGAACAATTTGAAGCCCTCACCAAAGAAGCCGAAAAGTTTGCTGAGCAAATCAAGGGGCTAGAGGGTAAGCGGATTCGCCTAGAACTGAATCAGCAGGACATTCAGGGCAAAATCGCCCAGGTGGATGCTGACCTCAAAAGCCTGAGCGACCAAAAAATTAAGCTTGAGGCCGAGGGTGGCAGTGCTGAAGAAATTGCCAAGCTTCAGCGCAAGATTGAGGCTCTAAGCCGTACCAAGATCCGCCTAGGGTTGGATGCCGGGGACGTTGAGGCTCAGATTAAGGGCATTGATGACCAGATTGAGGGGCTGAATGGGAGTATTGCCGGGGTCAAAAAGCGACTCGGCACCGTTGGGGATGACATCAAATCGGCCAATAAGCCCGCCCGTGGTTTTGGGGAAACGATCAAGGGATTCTCAGGCGCTTTTGACAAGGCGGCTGGCCTTAGCTCCAAAATCTTTTTCATCGGGGAAGCCTTTCAACAAATCTCAGGACTCGTTAATGTCGCGAGGGCATCCGTTGCAGGCTTTTACGACTCCTTCATTAATAGCAACGTTCAGCTACAGGAGCAATTGCTAGGCACTCAAGCCACCCTCGCCGCCACCCAAGACGTATTTAGGAATGGGGTTCGTATTGAAGACCCCACAGAGGCCATTCAGGCGCTAGAAGCCCCCCTACGCCAGTCCTTGGCTAACATTCGACGCGATTCATTAGAACTAGTTGGCGTCACTTCGGCTGAACTGGTGCCATTATTCCAGGTTATTGCCCAGGGGACGGG